CGTTCAAAGGGTTGTTGCCGATTATACAAGTGGCAATGTGAAGGAACTACTAAGAACACAAAAACAAGAACAAGAAAGTAAAGACATTATTGAGTATATGGAAAGTAAGAAAAATGATACTCAAAGAGTGTTGGACAAATTGTTAAAAGGTATAGAGGTCAAAGCAGAAGATTTTGATAAAATGGACTTAAAAGGTTTAGCTACTGCTTATGGAGTTATACTAGACAAACAATTAAAGATTCTTGAAATGCAAAGAGGCACAGGATCAACAGAACAAATTAATAAGGTTCAAGAGTTGTTAGAGAAATTAGACAAAGAGGCACAAAATGATATTAAGTGATAAACAAAAAGAGTTTATGAGAAATTGTAATCACAGGTTTAATATCAAGGTAGGTGCTAGACGTTGTGGTAAGACTTATCTGGACAACTTATGGACAATACCAAAAAGGATATTAGAGAGAAAAGGGTTAGATGGGTTGTATTGTATATTTGGAGTAAGTAAAGGCACAATAGAGAGAAACGTGTTACAACCACTAAGACAAATATATGGACGAGATTTAGTAGGTACAATAGGATCAAACAATACTGCTAGAATATTTGGTGAAGAAGTATGGTGTTTAGGTTGTGAAAAAGTAAATCAAGTTAGCAAAATACAAGGTACATCTATCAAATATGCTTATGGTGATGAAGTTGCAAAATGGAATCAAGAGGTCTTTGTAATGATACAAGCTTCATTAGACAAAGACTATTCTTGCTTTGATGGTGCATTGAACCCAGAAAATAGTTCTCATTGGTTAAAAAAAGATTTTCTTGATAGAGTAGAAACAGATAACCTAGATGTGTATGTTCAACATTACACAATATTTGATAATCCATTTTTATCACCTGAGTTTGTAGATAACTTATGTAAGGAGTACCAAGGCACGGTTTTTTATGACAGACTAATACTTGGTATGTGGAAAAATGCAGAAGGTTTAATCTACAGGCAATTTGCAGATAATCCTAGTGAGTACATAAAAGATAGTGCAACTAATGAAAAAGGTGAGAAGATCAACTTTCTAATTATTTCAATAGGAATTGACTATGGTGCTACTAAAGGTGAAACAGAGTTCAAGGCAACAGGAATAACAAAGATGTTTGACCAAGCTTGGACAATAGATGAAGAACGTATGACAGGGATTCATAGTCCAGAGCAGATGTATGCAAAATTCAAAGAGTTCTATTATAGAGTAGTAAAGGAATATGGCAAGGTCACTCATTGCTTTGCAGATTATGGTGCATTAGGACAAGTTATCACTTATGGACTTAATCAATACCTAATGAAGAATAATGTACCAATACAAGTAAAAGATTGTATTAAAGGCAGAATTGTTGACAGGATAGAAATGGATTGTCAATTATTTGGACAACATAGAAGGTTTATATTAAAAAAATGCAAATATTTAATTGAGGCATATACACAAGCATTGTGGGATGATAAACACGAGGACGAGAGATTAGACGACGGAACAACACCAGTTGATGATCTGGACGCAAGTGAATATTCAATGTTCCCATTTTATGACAAGCTTGTTAGAAACATAGGAGGTTGATATAGTGAAATTAGAAGATTTTTTAAAAAAGACATACAACTATAATCCTGAAATTAAAGATATGATTAAATCATATATTGAGATGTGGAAAAGTTGGTATCAAGGCAATGTTAAAAAGTTTCACCAATATTACATCTATAATGGTCAAAAGAGTATTAAACAAACCAGATTCACAATGAATATGGCAAAAGAAATATCTGAAGACTGGTCTGATATATTATGGAGTGAAAAATGTAAGATAGCTTTACCAAATGAAAAGTCACAGGAACAATTTGATGAAATCATTGACGACATTGATTTGTATTACATAATCAACCAAGCAATAGAGAAATCAGGTGCATTAGGAACTTGTGCAACCGTTGTAAGTGCATATGATATTAAATATCAAGATGATACTGCAGTAATGGACACAAGTGAAGCTAAGACAAGAATTGATATTGTAGATGTAGATAACATTTACCCATTGAGTTGGACAAATAAAGGAATAACAGAGTGTGCCTTTGGTAGTACATTATATATTGAAGGCAAAAGGTATGTTGTTTGTTCTGTTCATAAGCTAAATGATAAAGGTAATTATGTTATTCTAAATCACTTATTCAAAGATGATAATGGACAATTAACAGAGATAACTACTGAACAAAGTGGTGTACAAAATGGTGTCTTTAGTCAATTTGATACCGGATCAAATGTTAAATGGTTTCAAATATTTGAACCATTATTAACAAACAACTTGTTTGCAAATAGTCCATTTGGTATTTCACACTTTGCTAATGCAATAGATAATCTTAAAAGTGTTGATATAGCATTTGATACAATACAACACGAAATCAACACAGGAAAAAGAAGAATCTTTGCAAGAGCAGATATGTTTAACTATGATGATGGTGAGCAAAAATTAGTGTTTGATCCTAATGATACAAGTATCTATCAATTACCTAGTGGTGCTACTAAAGATGATTTAATACAAAATGAAAGTGAAGATTTTAGAACAGATAAACTAATTAACTCATTAAATACTGCATTGAACATCTTAGGTAGTAAAGTAGGTTTTGGTGAAAACCACTATCACTTTGATGGAACAAACTTATCAACTGCTACTGCAGTAGTATCTAGTAACTCAAAACTATTTAGAAGAAAAAAGAAATTAGAGATAGGTTATGAAAGTGCTATTTTTGATCTGTGTACTGCCATAGCTTACGTGTCTAGTAAATATGGTAAATACAATATTCAAACTAATGACTTATCAATAACATTTGATGATAGTATTGTTGAAGACAAAGAATCAGAGAGCAATAGAGCATTAAGAGAACTAGGTGCTGGAGTATTAAGCAAGGTTGAATATAGAGTTAAGATATTTGGTGAAAGTGAAGAAGTGGCAGAACAAAAGATACAAGAAATAGAAGAGCTAGAACCTGATGTAGAAGATATAGTTGGCAATGTACCAAACATACCTAAAAAGGAAAAAGACAAAGAAGAACAAAAAGAAGAAAAGAAGGAAGGAAAACAAAATGACAATAGTTAAAGAACTAAATAATTTAAGTGAAAAAGTTACAGGTAAAAATGCAAAAGCATATACCGACGCTCAAGCAGTTAAGTTTATAGCAGATAACTATGAGGGTGGTGGTGCTAAAACACCGATCGTATTGGATTTAACAACACAATATAACGATTATATAACTGAAAGGGTACCAGATAGTAAAACATCTTGGGGTTATGAAATTACACCAGATAGTGATTTAGACAAAGCGATCGAGGCGGTTTACGCATTAACTGAACCAACTGATGTTTATTTAAAATTAGATGAACATACATTTATTAAAGGTATGACAAGTGGTAAAACAATCTTTGCTTGGTTTGGAATGGGTGGCTTAATTAATGACCACGGCGGACCATATAAAGCAGGATTAATTGCAATAGAAGTACCAAGTCAATTAACAAACAAATGGGTTGATTTTACATATACAAGTTATACATTTAGTTTTACTATTCCAAGTGAAAACCAAAGCTAAAATTAATTTAAGGAGATGATATTATGACAATAGTAAAAGAATTAAACAATTTAAGTGAAAAGGTTGTTGGAAAGAATCCAAAGGCAACAACTGACGCACAAGCAGTAAAATATATTGCAGACAATTACACAGGTGGAGGTGGAGAACCTTACGTATTACCAATAGCAAGTGCAGACACTTTAGGTGGAATTAAAGTCGGATCAAACTTATCTATTACTGAAGGTGGTGTACTAAGTGCAGTTGGTGGCTCTGGTGGTGAAAGTATCAAAGTCAATGACTATGAATTAATAGAAGATGGTGGATATAATTATAAGGTGTTTACATTAGATAAACACGAACCAGGTTGGTATGTATTTAACTTTGCTTCATTAAGTGACCAATCACCAATATTTTTTAGAGCAACTGAAGAATACCAATATAAAACATCACCTTGTTCTATTAGTGGTGAGTTTGCTATCTATATTCCAAAGGCATATAGTGAAATTGAAAATCTAGGAATATGTGCAAATGTTTATCATTGCAACCAAGTAAATGGACAAAATCTAATTTTACAAACTGGTTTTAACATAATTCAAAAAAATACATCAATGCCTTCACAATATACACCTGGAGTTACTTATTACAAACAATATGCTCAAGAGGCACAAGTTAAAATAAGTGGTGATAGTTTCTCAATTCCATATATTGATATAACTGATTATTGGTCAGAGTTTACAACAGATGGAAATGATAAATATACATACAATTTTAGTAGTGCAAACCCTGATGATGTATCTGCAGTAGAAACATTATTTAGTGCTATTCAAAACGGTTTTAGTATAGGAGTATTAAGCTGGTTTATAGAAGATGATGGGGGTGTATGTCAATCAAGATATGTAAGCCAACATCAATATGAGTTTACTATTCATTATTTTGCAGATGTTAGTGTAAGCACAGGTGTAGAACACGTTTATATCCACGGTTGCATAGTAGATAATGATGTAAGCCATAGTTACATTGAATTTGTAAGATACTTTGAACAACCACCAACAAGTAATTAAGGAGTGATTAAATGCTATCAGATGAAGTTATAGAGAGATTAAGTGATATTCTTGTAAAAAGAATAGAAGATGTTAATACCTATACTATTCTGGAAATAGCAAAATCACTTAAAGTAATAAAAGATTTAACACCTACTCAAGCGCAAGAACTAGCTAACATCTTTAAGTATGGTGGTGATTATGAGAAGATCAGAAAAGAACTTGCTAGAATCACAAAACTAAATCTTAAAGATATAGATAAGATATTTGAAAGTGTTGCTAAAAAGGATCAAGAGTTTGCAGAAAAGTTTTATAACTATAGAAATGTACAATTCATACCATATGAAGAAAACATACAACTGCAAAGACAAGTCAAAGCAATGGAGGCACTAACAACAGATCAATATTTAGGTTTTGCTAGAACATTAGGTTTTACACGTGTAGTTGAAGGTCAAAGAATATTCACACCTTTAGCTAAGGCATATAATGAATATCTTGAAAAGGCAATTATAAGTGTTGCACAAGGTAAAGATACTACTACTCAAGTAATAAAGAAAATAGTAGATGAAATGTCTGAGAGTGGTATAAGAACTATTGATTATGGTAGAACCTATATAGGTAAAGATGGTAAAGAACATTACTATACCAGAAGATTAGATAGTGCAGTTAGAATGAATATCTATGATGGATTAAGAGCAATGAGAAATAATATCAATGAGCAGTTTGGTGAAGAATTTGGTGCAGATGGTGTAGAAATAAGTGTACACGAGGCACCTGCACCAGATCACGCAGGAGTTCAAGGACATCAATTCTATAAAGAAGAATTTGATAAGTTCCAAAATGATAAAGATTGTGTAGATGTTAATGGTGAGATATTTGAACACGAGCATAATGGCAGAGATAGAAGATCAATAAGTCAATATAATTGTAGGCACGATACTTTCAATATAGTTGTTGGAGTTTCAGAACCTGTCTATTCTGCTAAAGAACTAAAACAAATTGAAAAAAGAAACCTTGAGGGTTTTACTTTAGAGAAGAAACTAAAAAATGGTAAGAAAATCAAAAAGCATTACACTTTATACCAAGGTAGTCAAATGCAAAGAAGATTAGAAACCGAAATTAGAAAAGCTAAAGATAATCAAATGGCACTAGAAAAATGTGGTGAACCTGAAGATATAATAGAGGCACAAAAGAGAGTAAATATGTTAAGTAAAAAATATAAAAAATTGTGTAATGAATCAGGACTACTGCCAAAACCTCAAAGGACACGTGTTACAGGATATAAAAGAAAAAGCACAAAATAGTGCTTTTTTTAATTGATCTACAAATTGTGGTACAATAAAGGTGGAAAGAACTAAAGAGGCAACGAAAATGTATGAGAAAATTATAACAACAATAATAACTTTTATTTTAAGTACAACATTAGGGTACTTGGTAAGAGCTTTGAAAACTTATAAAGAAGAAAGTAAAAAAAGGGTTGAAAATGATTCAATGCAAAATGAGGCACTAAAGATATTGCTACAAACAAGTCTTACAAATACTTATTTTGTTTATCAAGAATTGGGTAGTATTCCAGACTATATGTTAAAGAATTGGACAAACCTATTTAAGATATACAAAAGATTAGGTGGCAACGATTATGTAGATACACTTAAAAAACATATAGCAGAGTGGGAAATCACAAGAACTAATGTACTAGACAAAAGTAAATAAAATGATAAAATACAATACCAGAAAAAAGGAGGTGTTGTAATATTATTTAATATAGTAGTAATGTTTTATGAAATATTATACTATAGTTTATTTATGAAATATGCTAGGGGTGAAGGTAAGTTTTGGAGATACCTGCTACTTTACCTATTGATTAGTATATTTTTTAGTTTTATAGGAACAAAAGAGTTTTATTCCTATCTATTATTAATGCTCATAATGTTATTAGGATTCAAATACATAGTAAAAACTAAAACAAGCATTTTTGATTTGTTGATAATAACGGTTATGTTGGTATGTAAGGCATTTATTGAATTAGGTGTCTTTTATATCTACTACTGCTTATTACATTGTTCACACTATATGGTGACCATACTATTTGAACTAATCAAACTTTTAATAGTTTTACTAATTGGCACAAACTTAAACACACTATATTTGAACCTAAAAAGATTATGGGATAATAACAACTTTTACATAAGATATATAACAAGTGTTACCTTATATGCTTATGTAATTGTAACAATATGGTTAAAGCTAGTCTTACCATTTGTTAAATAAGAAAAGATAGGAGTGATAATATGGACGGTTGGCCAGGAAAATTCTTCTTTGGTAAAAAGAAATAATAGGAGTGACTTGTATGTTTGATCTGAATAAACTTTCTTATTTTGCTTATGGCAATTTAACAACTGCAACCTTGATTATAATTGCCTTATTGCTTAACCTATTTCCATTTAATTTAGCTACTCTAATATTATGTTTGGTACAGATACCACTATATTTGGTGGTAAGAGCAAATTGTAAAGAACCAATACACGCAATAGGTCTTAATGTCTGCTATTGTGTGACAATAATATTCTTCACAATGTTGTTTATTTGTGCTAAAGGTATGTTGATGTTGACAAACCTACCATTAACAATAACTTTTACCTGTTTGTTAACTTCATTAGGTTGTTATGTTACAAGTACTTTGCCAAATAAAATAGAGATTAATGGTAAATTATTCTTTGGTTATAAAAAGCACGAGGATAGCAAATATAACAAGCTTATAGAGTATATCAAGTATAATGGTGTAGATATAAAACTAATTGAGGCAGAAAATAGGTTAAAAGAACTAGATACACAAATGTATTTGCTTTATAAAAGAAAATTCAGAGAAAACAAAACTTTTAAAGAAATGGTTGAGGAGTTTGACCTAGAGAATCCAAGAATAGTAGAAATACTAGATAAAGTTTACTTTTATATGATAGGGGCATTAAAAATCTAATGCCTCTTTTTTTTATGCAATTTTTTAAATTAGTCTGTCTAACATCAGACTTTTTTATTTTCTACAATGCTAGTAGAAGGAGGTAATAAAGATGAAGTTTAAAACACTCATTATATATTGCCTTCTTTTAATTTGTTAAGGAGTGAGAATATGTACAACAACCCATATTTAGGATTCAACACACAAAGTGCTAAAGATAGAATTGATACTCAAATAGCACAACTGCAAAGCATTAAAGAACAAATGTCACAACCTACACCTGCTATAAACCAAACTTTTCAACTTGCACCTGGAATAAATGGTATAAGATTTGCTAATTCCATAGATGAGGTTAACAAAGAGCTAGTTTATACAGATACACCTTTTTTTAGCAATGATTTAAGCATTGTATGGATTAAAAACAATAAAGGGAATATAAAAACCTTTGAACTTAAAGAAATAGTGCCAAAGGACGAAAAAGACATAATTATAGATACATTGCAATTACAAATAAATGAATTGAAAGAGATGATACAAAATGCAAAATCAAATAATGCAGATGTTAATGAATCAATTAAAGATAAAGAATCCACAAATATTTCAGATGTTAAACCAAGCAAGAACAAATCAAAGTGATCCTATAGAGTTCTTTAAAAAGGTAACATCTAATTACTCCCCTAAACAATTAGAAAATATATTCAAACAAGCAGAACAAATGGGAGTGCCTGAGGAATATATAACTCAGGTTAAAGAAGGTATTAATGCAAAATAGCATTGATATAAATTAATAGGAAGGAGGACATTATGAACGGAAACAATGGTATTGTGCCTACCGTTGATTTAGCTACAAACAACACTTATCCATACCCAATAATGTATGGTAACACAGGTGGTTTTGGTGGTGGTATGTTTGGTGGTGACGCAATTTGGTTAATTGTATTGTTAGCATTGATCTGGAATGGAAATGGTAATGGTGGTTTCTTTGGTGGCAATGGTTATAATAATGACTTTGCTTGGTTAAGTAATGGTCAAAAAGACATTATGACAAACACAAATAATGGATTTGATACATTACATTTAAGTAATCAAGTTGAAGGAGTTAGAGATGGTATTGCAAGTTTAAGTAATCAATTATGTAATTGTTGTGCAGATATGAACCAAACGGTTGCAAATGGATTCTATACTGCAGAAGTATCTGCAAATAATAGACAATTAGCAGACTTACAACAAAATTACAATAACCAATTATCAACACTACAAGCATTTAACGGTTTAGGTACTCAATTATCAAATTGTTGTTGTGAAAACAGATTAGGTATTGCAAATCTAAATAGCACTATCTTATCTGAAAATTGTGCAGATAGAGCGGCATTACAAGAAGCAACTAGAGATATAATTGAAAGTCAAGTTAGTGGAGTTCAAAAGATATTAGATCAATTATGCAATGATAAGATTGACTCTAAAAACGAAAAGATTAATGATCTTCAAAGAGAATTATTAATGAAAGACTTACAAGCAAGTCAAATTGCTCAAAACTCATTTATAGCTCAAGGTTTAACAAATGAAGTAGACCAATTATATAACAGATTAAGCACTTGTCCTGTGCCTACAACACCTGTATATGGTAGAACACCTATCTTCACTTGCAACGGAAACAATGGTTGTGGTTGTGGAAACTACATAGTTTAATAGCATAATGTCAAAAGACAAACTCTATAAGAGAACTTGCTAAAAATGTGACAAATTGTCACCGTTTGAGATAGACAAGTTCTATCTCTTTTTTAAAGGAAAAAAATACGTAAAAAGTGTTTATTTTTCTCTATTTTGTGAAAAAAGTACAAAAATCAAAGAAATAATTGTAAAAATACTAATTATTTTTTATTTTAGAAGGTAAATATGATTCAAGCATTACAGATTTTACCTGAACCACTAACTAGCAATACAGATAATATAAACTTTTCAACTATAGATTATAGGTCTAATTCTGCTACTTGTTGTGGATGGTTGCAATATAACAATGGTGGGAGTGATTTTACTATTATAGGTGGTGGAACATTTATAGTAGATTTCAATGCCAATGTAACAAGTGAAACTGCAGGACAAGTAGCACTAGCTCTTAAATCAAGTACAGGAACAGATGTAGAAGGAACAGAAGTAGATGTAGATGTAACTACACCTGGGGTTTATACTAATGTTTCATTTTCAAAATTAATAAGAATATGTCCTAGAGTTAATACAACTATTGCAGTAGGTTCTTTACCTGCAATAGGTGGAGTAACACCTGTTGTGGCAACTGAAATACCTACTATTAAGGACGCAAACATTATAATTAGAAAAATAGCTTAATGAATAACGTTGATAACTTGTCTTTAGTATTACAAGCATTGAGTTTATGTATTTTGTTTAGTGATTATAACAATAAGGATTTAATGCAAGAACTACTAAACCAAGATACTAATTATTTTGAAAAAATACTCAAACAAAACAATGAAATATTGGAATTGTTAAAGGAGAAACAAAATGGATAATAAATTGTTAGAGAAAATGGAAGAAAGTATAAACAAGATATTAAATGATGGTTTAAATACTACAAACTTAGATACACTTATGAAACTTGCAAAAATAAAACATTATACAAAGGAGGATATGAATATGAATAATCAATATAATGGCAGAGGTCCAGGGTATGATTCATATGGAGAAAACTATAACAACTATGGCAATTATGGTAATTATAGTAGAGATAGTTATGGCAGACGTGGTTATGATATGAAATACCGTGGATATGGTCACTTAGATAGAATGAGTGATAATTATGGCAGATATGAAGAAGGCAGATCAAGTTATAATGCCGGAAACTATGGTGCTAAAGAAGATACAATGAAAAGTTTAGAGTATATGTTAGAGAGTGTGGTTGACTTTTTCAAAATGTTAAAGGAAGAAGCCAATTCTCAGGAAGAAATCAATATGATTAGAAAATACACACAAAAGATTAGTCAAATGTAATGTATCAATATTACAATGCAAACCCACAAAATAGACAAATAGATGATTGTGTTGTAAGGGCATTGTCTTTACTATCTGGGGAAACTTGGAGAAATATGTATGCAGAACTTAGTTATCTAGCAAAAAAAGAAGGTTATATGATAGATAATGTTGAGTTTGTAGAAAATTATTTAGATAGTAGATACAAAAGAGAGTGCCATTACTCAAAAACCTTAGGAGAGTTTGTTAATGAGTTTCCAAAAGGAAAATATGCAGTAACAATGGATAATCATATTACTGCAGTTGTAGATGGAATTGTGCTAGACACGTTTGATCCGACAAACAGAATAATAAGATGTTCTTGGAAAATAGAGTAGTAATACTCTTTTTTTCATTGCAAAAAACCTATGTTATAATTTTGTTAGTGGTAGTATGAAAATTGCTATTCAGGAATTCTTTAAAAGGAGAGATAAAATATGACAAAAGTAGAGGCATTACAAGATTTCAACTTAGCTAAGTTCAATGAAATTACAAATATTCAACGTGGTGCTAAAGATGTACCTGGAAAACTATTTGCAGGTGACAGATTTGAGTGTTCAGAAGAAATGGCAGAGTATTTATTGGGTAATAATCCATTAAATAAATGTGTAGTAAAAGTAATTGAATCAAAACCTGTCAAAGAAGCTAACTTTGTTGAAAAAGCAGAAAAACCAAAAAGAGTTGCAAAAAAGAAAAAGAAATAGTAGTATAACGAAACAAAGGAGTGGACTTAATGGCAGAAGAAAATGGTAAGTGGGTAACTATTCACGGACACAGGGTTTTTCTTAAAGACAAAAATGCTCAAAAGAAAAAAATACTAACTAATAAAATCTTTAGTAATGAGCAACCATTACCTTCTGAATGGAATGGAAAAAATGAAAGTGCAACTTCTCATATGAATAATGATTTGTTGACAGAAATATTAAGAAAACGTCTTGAAAATAGTGGGCTAGTTGATCCTGTAACCGTCAATGATAAAACAACAGGTTTTTTTGGTAAAAGAGGCATTAATACAGAAGCTATTAAAATTGAAACATCAGGACCAGGTGCAAATTTAAATTCAAAGATTTGGAACGTGAAGTTGTTTGAAGAAAATGCTAAGACTAGCAAAGACAAAAAAGCAATTAAACAATTAAAAGAAATATTTAAAGACTATTTATAAAAAGGAGGAATAGAAGTGGCAAAAACATATGAAGATGAAGATGGTGTATGGAGAACCATAGGTGGCAGACGTGTTTTCATTAGAAATGGTCAAAGTTTATCAGAGGCAATGAAAGAATCTGGTAAGTTTAGTAACTTATACAAATCTGAAAAGAAATCTGAAAACAAAGAAGAAAAAGAAGAACCAAAAAATAAAGCAAAAGAATCTGCAGAAAAGCATATGGCAGAACACTATGATGAAAGAAAAAAACAATTTGAAAATTGGTTAGAAGAATCTAAAAAAATAACAGGTGAAGATGATACCTTTAAAAAAGCAACTGCAGAAGAAAAAGAAGATGAGAAGAACGTTGCAAAGAGCGATATAACTGACTTTAAACATCAACTAACACAAGACGAAAGTGATTATTATAACAATTTATCACCTAACGAAGTTTATGAGTTAGGAATGAAACTAACCGAACAAAGAGCATTAGATGAAAGACAAATGAACATTAAAGAAGAGGCAAACAAATTACTAGATGGCATAGATAGAGCAAATAAAAAAGGTAGTGGATATGCAGACAAACAAACTGAAAAATTAAGAGAACTGCTAAAATCTAGTAAAGATATGCTTGGCAAAGAAGAATTAAACAAATATAATGCAGATCAAGAAGATATTTTAGATTATTTTGGTGAAGATATGGGTTGGGATAATCCAGATAGACTTGAAAATCTAAAACAACAAATAGACGATATGAAAAATCCTGGAGAATCATTACATCAAACTGCAAAAAGATTAGCAGAAGGTGGAACTTTCTTAGTAGCTAATGATGATATGGAACAATGGTTAAAAGACAGAAATATCAAAGTTAAAAATGATGATATTTTTGGTACATATTCAGAAGAAATGGCAAATAGAATTGAAGATTTATATAAATCTAAAAACGAATCTAAACAATTTGAAGTTGGTGATCTGAAAGAAAAAGTATTAGAAACACTAGGTGAAAATTATATAGATACAAGTTCATATGGTAGTGATTTATATGTAAGAAAAGATGAAAAATCTGCAAAGATTATAGACAATTTAAAATATAAGGACAATGGTTTATTAACAACTTTTAAAGATGATGAAGGGGTTGAATGGTATGATGTTCCATTTGGCAATATGGGGGATAAGTTAAATGAAGATGGTTCATTTACTCAACACCTAGGTATGCACGGAGGCACAAGAGAATATAGTGCAGAAGAACTAAAAGCAATGGCAGATAAAGGAATTAAACCAATGTCTGAAAGTTACACAGGTGGTGGTTGGGAAGGTGTCAATTCAGATAAATATATGGACACCAAAGACCAAACTAAAGCAATTACAGACGCAATGAAAAAGAAATATCCTGATGTTAAGATTTCAAGAAAATCAGACACTTATAGTGGTGGTAGTTCAATTCAATTTTCAGTTATGGAAAGTGCTAAAGACTTATTTGTATCAGATAGTGATATTGATAAAATGGATTATAGTGACTTTGGCAGTTTATCTGGTAGCAACCAATTTGAGTGGTGGGCAAAAGATAATGTCAAAGACTATGAAACAACACACTCATATAACATAGATGATGTTAGAAGATTTGCAAAAGAATCACTTGCTAGAAAAAAAGAAAGTGATATTCAAAGTGTAAGAGGTAATGAGTGGTACTTATCTGATTATGGTAAACAAGTAATGTCAGACCTTAACAAAGAAGCTAATTCATATACTTATAGTGATAGTGATGGTATGGTTGATTACTTTGACCACGGAACTTATATGTGGGTAAATATTGGTAAGTATGATAAACCTTATAAGGTGTCTGCTAATGAAGGTATGAACAATAAAATCAAAGCAGGTGCTAAGAAAACATCTACTGCAGAATCTAATAAGTATGCAACAACAAAACACGAGGGTTTTGGTGATTATAATGATGATTATGTACCTGTGTATAAAAACCAAATAGATTATACAGGTGACTTTGGCAGAGCTAATTTAAGCAAATTAAGTAATGAAGAACTTACAACTGCATTAAATACTCAAAGTGCAGAATATCACAAAGCAAGTAACGAAAAGATAGGTGACCAAAGAACTAGAAATGGTAAAATGGACAAAATCTTTAATACTGCTAAAACACAAAAATATGAAGAAGGTATGAATAAGTTAAATGCAGAAATGGAAAAGAGAAATATGCCTAGATATAACATCTATGATAAAGACACAGGTATGTTAATGGTAAGTTCTCCTACTAAAGAAATGGCGGATCAACAACTTAAAGAAACTATAGAAACAGATAAATCATTACAAAAGACTTATAATTGGAAAAAGTTACCATCTTATGAGATAAGAGAAGAAACTAAATCACAAACTGACAAAGGTTTTGAAGGTTCTAGTAAATCAACTAACGAATCTATGGACGAAACAAATAGAAAAATTGCCAATCATTTACAAAACGTTTCCAATGTAGCAAAAGAAATGGGAGATGAAAAAGGTGCTAGAACAAATCAATTAGCTTCTGATTATGCAAGATCACAAATGACAACTAATGAAACAATGAATCAAGCAATAAGATCAAAAGCTAGTAAGACAACTGCAACTGCACCTACAAGTGAAAGATATTCTGAAACTATTGCTTACTTAAAAGAAACAGGTTTAACAACTGCTCAAATCAACGAGATAATTAAGAGATTAGAAAAAGATAACAAAAAATAGTTGAATACATAATTTAGCTTTGATATAATTAAGGTGGAAAAAGCAATATATCTTTTTCCCCTTTAATATTTTTGTGTAAGGGTTACCTTAATGGTAACCTAGAGATAAGCATAGAAAAAAATATAAAAAACCATAAATGTCTATACCTATGTTTATTTCTAGGGTACTATTAATGTACCAAAGATGTCTGACAAGACTACAGGTTTTTATGAGTTGTACCTTTTGGAAACGATAAAACAATTCTTTATCAAAATAATGATAAGAGCAATGCACTACTTTTATAAGTAGTGCAACAACTAATAGAAATGTCAACGACCACAATGGTAGGCACACAAAGGGTAGTAAGATAGGTATGTGTGTCGGTCAGTAATCTTACAAGATAAAGGGTAGCGCCCTAAGTTAATTCCATATTAGTTGTTGCAGTACCTATAAAAAGGTGCTAAAGATGTCTATGAGGTTTAAAATTCAAAAAAGATATTCTAAGTAGAGTTACTATTATTTTTTAGAGTTGTATGCCATTAATCAACATAAATCATTCTTTTATCATAGACATCATAATTGGGTGCTTATTTTTTATGACTTTTTTTGTGGAGATTACTATTTTCATTTTATGCACTAATCTATTCTTATTCTAGCACCCAAGACACTTGCTTATGCAGGTGTTTTTTTGTGCCTTTTTGCTTTTTCAAAAAGGTGTGTTGTATAATTTTTATAGGGTGCAATGCCCATCCGTTTATAAGTACGATAACTTAAAAAAATATTCAAATCACACGTGGTCGTGACACGTAAAACTAACGATAGGAGGAGAATAAATAATGAGAGAGTTTTTGAAAGGATTAGAATTAGATGATGAGTTAATTGATACTATTATGGCAGAACACGGAAAACATCTAACAAGACTTAAAGAGCAAGTAGATGATTACAAAGAAAAAGTG